TAATAGGCACAAAACGTAGCAATGTAGCTACAAAGCAAAACATAGGCACTTATAGGAGGCATTAACTATGGCATCATTAGCAGAAATCCGAGCAAAGCTCAAAGAACAAGAAACCCGCTCATCGGGCGGTGGACAAAACCAAGGTCCAAACCCAATTTACCCATTTTGGAATATGAAAGAAGGCGAGAGTTCAACTCTACGTTTCCTTCCAGACGGTAACGCAGATAACACTTTTTTCTGGGCAGAACGTTTGATGATCAAACTTCCGTTCGCAGGTGTTAAAGGCGAAACTGATAGTCGTCCAGTACAAGTACAAATTCCTTGTATGGAAATGTATGGTGAAACATGTAACATCTTAAATGAAGTACGTGGTTGGTTTAAAGATTCAAGTCTAGAAGACATGGGTCGTAAGTATTGGAAAAAGCGTTCATACGTATTCCAAGGCTTTGTAACTGATAATCCAATTGCAGACGATCAGTCACCTGAGAACCCAATACGTAGGTTCATTATTGGTCCACAAATTTTCCAGATTATTAAGCAGGCGCTTATGGATCCAGATATGGAAGAATTGCCGACTGATTACACAGCAGGTGTAGACTTCCGTCTTAACAAAACATCTAAAGGTGGTTATGCAGACTACTCAACATCATCCTGGGCACGTAGAGAGCGTCCATTAGATGATAGCGAAATGAATGCTGTTAATACGCACAGTTTGTTTAACTTATCAGACTTCTTACCCAAGAAGCCAGATGAAACGGCTGTAAAAGTGATGCAAGAAATGTTTGAAGCATCAGTAGATGGTGAAGCATATGACGCAGAACGTTGGAGTAATTACTTCCGTCCTGCAGGTATGCAAGCACGTACAGGTGATCCACAAGTAGCTGCAAGTGCAAACGCAACAGCAACTTCACGTTCATCAGCACCTGCAACACCTGCTCCTGTAGCAGAAGCAGCGCCAGCACCAGTGGCTGAACCAGTAGCACCAGCAGCTCCAGCAGCTGAAGCGGCTCCTGCACCCGAAGGTAATGCAAGTGACATTCTAGCAATGATTAGAAGTCGTCAACAGTAATAATAACATTATAGCTTCTACTAACTAACCCGGTAACAGAGATTCAAGGTTTACCTGTCAACGTTCCAAACGTTAGTAGAAGCAACTTTTAATACAGGAGAAGAAATGGCTAAATCATTCGATGTAAGTAAATTTAGGAAAGACTTAACAAAGTCAATCCAAGGTATGAGCTCAGGTTTTAATGATCCTACAGATTGGATTAGTACTGGTTCGTACGCACTAAACTATCTTATTAGTGGAGACTTTGACAAAGGTGTACCACTAGGAAAGGTAACAGTGTTTGCAGGAGAGTCTGGCGCAGGCAAAAGTTATTTTGCGGCAGGTAATATTGTAAGACACGCACAAGAACAAGGCATTTATGTAGTCTTAATTGATACAGAAAATGCACTTGATCAAGCATGGCTAGAAGCACTAGGAGTCGACTGTGACGAATCGAAGCTTCTAAAATTAAGTATGAGTATGATCGATGACGTTGCTAAAACTATTAGTACGTTTATGATTGATTACAAAGCAATGGATGATGAAGATCGTCCTAAAGTATTATTTGTAATTGACTCACTTGGCATGCTATTAACACCAACTGATGTTGATCAGTTTAACAAGGGTGACATGAAAGGTGATATGGGTCGTAAGCCTAAAGCACTAACTTCATTAGTCCGTAATACTGTTAACATGATTGGTGCCCACAACGTAGGCTTAGTTTGTACTAATCACACTTATGCGTCACAGGATATGTTTGATCCAGACGATAAAATAAGTGGTGGACAGGGCTTTATATACGCTTCTAGTATTGTTGTAGCAATGAAGAAGATGAAGCTCAAAGAAGATGCAGACGGTAATAAGATCAGTCAAGTCATGGGTATCCGTGCTGGCTGTAAGGTAATGAAAACACGTTACGCAAAACCGTTTGAAGGTGTACAGGTTAAGATTCCATACGAAACTGGCATGAACCCATACAGTGGTATTGTTGAACTTTTCGAAGCAAAAGGTATTATTGAAAAGCAAGGCAACAGATTGAAATATATCACTTCTGATGGCACTGAAATGTTAGAGTACCGTAAGGCTTGGACAGGTGAGAAGCTAGACATTGTCATGGCTGATTATGTGATAAAAGAGCAATCCGTGGTAAATACCTCTGAAGCAGAACTAGAAGAAACACTAGAAGAAACTGTTACAGAGGAGTAATTATGGAATTGGATCAGGCGGTAGACGTTTGGAATTTGTTCAAAGAGTATGTGGACAAGAAACAAGTTGAATTAGTTGCTGAGAAGTTTGTTGATTTATTAGCTGATCACGGAATCGATGATCAGCAAATGAAAGAACTTCTGGGCAATGATAATCACCTAGATGAAGCAATATCTTATTATCTAGATGAAGACAACGAAGAAACATACGATGACGAAGACAACGAGTGGAGTGAGTAATGGGTTGGTATAGTGAAGTAAGTCGTGACGTAGGTAAAATACCTGCTGCTGTTGCGTTTTTTGAAAACGAACTTCTTGATGCAAAGAAAGAAGTTAAGTTGGTAGGTAACGTAGAACGGGCTGCTGCATCTATGCCAGGCATTGTAGAGCATCGCTTTAATCAACTACAAGAGATTGAAGCGGTGCTACACTACTTAAATATTGAGTTACGCAGGTTGCGTAGCTCATACTTTAAGAAATATTTAGAAAATTATCAACGAGCTTTGTCAAGCCGTGACGTTGAAAAATACGTAGACGGTGAGGCAGACGTTGTTGACTACGAAAAGATTATTAATGAATTTGCATTGTTACGTAATAAATGGTTAGGTGTACTTAAAGCACTTGATCAAAAGCAATGGCAAATTACAAACGTTGTTAAACTTAGAGTTGCTGGGATGGAAGATGCCTGCCTTTAAAAAAGATGATGACAAATTAATTTACGAATTTATTAAAGACACAGCACCTAAAGACATGTTTATGTTAGACGTAGGTGCAAGAACAGGCAAATGGTGTAAGACGTTTGTTACTGAATTTCCGGAAGCAACATTTCATTGTTTTGAGGCTTTACCAGAACAATACGAAAAATGCAAAAATAGATTTAGAAAAAACAATAATGTTACAATACATAATTTTGTTATCAGCAATAACTGTAATGAAACAACTTTCTATAAAGACACAGACAGACTAGGCTGGAGTGGGTTACAAAAACACTCCTATATGGAGAACTTTGAAGAGTTAACGCTACCTAGTAAAACATTAGATAGTTTCCAATTAACACCTTACTTTGTTAAATTAGATGTAGAAGGCGCAGAGCTACTAGCACTACAAGGCGCATCATTTACATTAAAAACAGCAAAAGTAATTTACTTTGAATGCAACGAAATACATACAAAAGAGTATAACTATACTAATGATCAACTGTATAATCAATTACGTAACTACGGTTTTACAGTACATGACAAACATTTAAATGAACTAACATTAGATGAATTTATACATCGTACAGCTGATGCAAGACGGTATGAAGATCCAAAAGGCTATGAATCTAATTTTGTAGCTCTGCGTTAAGTACGTACATAAATACCTATATGGAACGTATTGTATTAGTCACAGGTGGATTTGACCCACTACACTCAGGGCACATAGCCTACTTTAAAGCAGCAAAAAAACTCGGTACTAAACTAATTGTTGGTATTAATTCAGACGAATGGCTTGCTAGAAAAAAGGGTAAACACTTTATGCCCTTCCATGAAAGATGTTCTATTGTAGAAGAACTATCTGTTGTTGATCAAGTTATAGGATTCAACGATGACGATGATAGTGCATGTAATGCAATTTTTCAAGCACTTAGTACACATGGAAATATCAAATTAATCTTTGCTAACGGCGGAGATAGAACCAACACAACAACACCCGAATATGCTACATATGGTGATATGCCTAATGTAGAATTTGTATTTGGCGTTGGTGGAGAAGATAAAAAGAACAGTTCATCTTGGATACTAGAAGAATGGAAGGCTCCTAAGACTGTAAGAGAATGGGGCTGGTATAGAGTACTTGATGATCAACCTGAACAAGGATACAAAGTAAAAGAACTTGTAATACTACCAGGCAAGCGTCTAAGCGATCAAAGACACAAGCACAGATCAGAGATGTGGTATGTAACACAAGGTCAAGTAAGCATGGCTATTCAAATAGAAGAGAGTGGCGAACCGCAACAAGGATTTGAATTACCTGCACTAACTAATGGTTATAATATTGGATCAAATATATGGCACAAGGCCATGAATAATCAAGATGTTCCTGCACACGTAATAGAAGTACAATATGGCGAAAAGTGTATTGAAGAAGATATAGAAAGAAGAGATTAATGAAAGTATTCATAGGCTACGACCCAAGAGAAGATATGGCTTACCAAGTGTGTAAGCATAGCATATTGAAGCATCAACCTAATGCAGATGTACGTCCACTAGTACAAAAAGAATTAAGACAAGCAGGATGGTACAAGCGTCCTGAAGATAAACTTGCAAGTACAGAGTTTACGTTTACACGTTTCTTAATACCAGAGCTTACTAACTTCAAAGGCTGGGCTGTGTTTATGGACTGTGATATGATCCTTACAACAGACATTGCTGAACTGTTTGCACAAGCAGATGACAAGTATGCTGTTATGTGTGTACAACATGATTACACGCCTAAAGAAGGTATTAAGATGGATGGACAAAAGCAAACTATCTATCCACGTAAGAATTGGTCAAGTGTTGTGTTATGGAACTGTGGCCATCCTAGTAATAAAGTCGTTGACCAAGATATGGTAAACGAAAAAGAACTTAATGGCGCATACTTTCACAGATTTCGTTGGTTAGAAGACAGTGAAATAGGCGAACTAGATCATACATGGAACTACTTAGTAGGAGTGTATGATGATATTGAAAAACCAAATTTAATTCATTATACTGAAGGCGGTCCTTGGTTTGAAAACTATAGGGACTGTGAATTTAATGAATTATGGAAACAAGAACTTTATGATATGTTTAAGTAAAAATCTTACTGACGAATACATAAACATGTATGCTAAAGGTGCAAACTTGCCTATACATAATTATGACTTTGAACATGAAAATAAAAAAGCACCAATACTAATACGTAGCCTAGCAAAACGCAAACTTATATGGAAATGTTTAGAAAATAAAAGAGACTTTTATTATATGGACAGCGGTTATGTAGGAAATTATAAAGGCCCAGTTAACCCAATGGGCTGGAAACTATATCATCGCATAGTTAAAAACGGTCTACAGCATGACGAAATAATTGAGCGTCCTAGTGATAGATGGGAACAACTAGGAATAAAAATTGAGAAACGAAAGAAGACCGGACAAAATATTTTACTTGTTATGCCTAGTGAAAAGCCTTGCAAGTATTATGGTATAGATGCAGAAAAATGGAAACAAGAAACAATAGAACAAATTAAGATGCATACAGATCGTCCTATTGTTGTTAGAGAAAAACAACCAAGACATGTGCGTTTGCAAAATACAATATATCAAGAATTAGATAATGCATATGCATTAGTAACTTATCAGAGTATAGCGGCTGTAGAAAGTGTGTTGTATGGTGTACCAGCTTTTACACTTGCACCAACAGCTGCTGATCCGGTTGCTAATAAGTATCTATACAATCTAGAAAAACCCGAGCGGTACGACAAAGACTATATCTATAGTTGGGCATGCCACCTAGCATATGGACAGTTTCATATTAATGAAATGAAAAACGGAACAGCTCATAAATTTATAATGGAGGAACTTTATGGCAGTTAAGTACGTAGTAGTTCA